GTTCCCGGCTCCAAAGTCAAACCCCAGAAAACCACACACGCCTAATGCCTGCACGTCGTAAGAAGATCATGTCATCAGTCGGCGCTGGAATGACAGCGAAACAGATGCGAAGAAAGAAACCCATCAACTCGGAGTCGATGGTTCCTATTGAGGCAATCACTGACAATCAAAAGGTTGTCTTTGATGCATACAATGAGGGTAAAAACTTGTTTCTCTACGGTGCTGCTGGCACTGGCAAAACATTCATCACTCTTTATCTTGCTCTGCGTGAGGTATTAGATCCATTCACTCCTTACAATAAGGTGGTGCTGGTTCGCTCACTAGTTTCTACACGCGAGATTGGTTTCCTACCAGGAGACCATGAAGATAAGTCTGCTCTTTACCAAATTCCTTACAAGAATATGGTAAAGTATATGTTTGAACTCCCCACTGACAATGAGTTTGAAATGCTTTGGGGCAACCTGAAGACACAAGAGTCCGTCACCTTCTGGTCCACTAGTTTTATCCGTGGCACTACACTTGATGACTCCATCATTATTGTGGACGAATCTCAGAACCTGAACTTCCACGAACTCGATAGTATTATTACTAGGGTTGGTGAGAACTGTAAGATTATGTTCTGTGGTGACGTAGCACAAACTGATTTGGTCAAGACTAACGAGAAGAATGGGATCCTAGATTTCATGAAGATCGTTCAGCGTATGCCTGAGTTCGTACTAACTGAGTTTGGTATCAACGATATCGTTCGCTCTGGTCTGGTCAAGTCTTATCTCACAAGTAAAATTGAACTTGGTATGTAATGTTTCAGCATGTAGAATGTGATCTTCCGGCACTTGCCCGGAAGAATATTGAAGGGATTCGATTTTACACAGTCAATGATAGACCGATGGTGTCCATCACCTCGGTCACTTCCCACTACAACAAAGAAGTCTTTGTCAAGTGGAGGAAGAAAGTCGGTGAAGCGGAGGCAAACCGCATCACTAAACGTGCCACTAGTCGTGGCACAAAAACTCATACCTTGATCGAAACATTTCTCTTGAACAAAGAGGTTGAGTTCAAGGAACCTGGTCCTAAGATGTTGTTTCAGCAGGCAAAAAAGACCCTGCAAAACATAAATAATATATACGCTCTGGAAAAGAGCTTGTATAGTGAAGAACTTGGGGTCGCCGGAACGGTAGACTGTATTGCCGAATACACAGGTGAGAACGGCGAACCCGAGTTAGCAATCATTGATTTCAAGACAGCAGAAAAACCCAAACCACGGGATTGGATTGAAAACTATTTCGTACAAGCATCTGCCTATGCATGTATGTTCTATGAACGTACTGGTATCCCTGTAAAGAAACTTGTCATCATCATGACATGTCAGAACGGGGAGGTGGAAGTGTACGAAGAGTATGATAAAATGAAATACATGAAACTACTTATCCAATACATTCAGAAATTTGTCGAAGAAAAAATCAATGAGTTCCAAAACTGAAATGCGATCTATTTTGAAGCAAAAGTTCCTGTGTCAGGACAAATTCACAAATGACATTGAAAATTTGGTGAAGGACAACGCCGAGATGAATTACATCGAAGCGATCTGCCATTACTGTGAGACCAACAACATTGAGATCGAATCAGTATCAAAACTCATCACCAAACCTTTGAAAGAAAAACTCAAAGGAAATGCAACAAACCTAAATTACTTGAAGAGGACATCTAAAGCAAAGTTTTTTAGTATCTAATGCAACTCAAAGAGTGGACGCTTGCTAAAATGTGTAAACATCTTTCGGAAGAAAGATTGTTGGAGGTTAGTAAAAGCGTTGACTATGTGAGAGAGCAAAGAGGATTCTGGATTTCTAACTTCAAGCAGGTTACTCCCGAAGAGATAGCATCTCTGGAAGCGGAGAGACCTACCACAAGACTGCTGAGTATTCATGTTATCAACGGGTGCAATCTCGCCTGTCGTGCATGTAATCACAACAGCAGTCTTCTTGGTGTAAAGAGTGGTGTTGACATCGATGCGTTGATAGATGACATCAAATCTTTTCTGCCAAAAGTATATGTCTGGAGTCATATTAGTATCATCGGTGGCGAACCTTTACTAGAACCCCGCACGAGAGAGGTCGTAAAGGTCACCAGAGAGGTCGCAGAAGCAACTGGGCAGACCTGTAACATAAAACTGTTTAGCAACGGTTCACGCCTCTTACAGGAGAAGGAGTGGATCGTTGATGAAATGCTGAAGGGTGTGAACTTCCGAGTAACCTTTCACAAACCCTGGTATACCCAGCAGGGATCGGTAAACTGGGAGAACGCAGCAAAATTCATAAGATATTGTAAAGAACGTGGCGCTGACACAGAAAACCTGTTAGAATTTAGTGAGGCGTTCCGTCTGCTTGATGGGAAACCTAGACAGTGGTTTGATATTGTCAAGTACGATATCAAAGATGACCAGATCAAATACTATCCCTTTGAGGAGGGAGATCCTGAGGAAAGTTTCACTCATTGTACGTGCCCGAACAGTCAACTGTATAACGGTCACCTTTGGAAGTGTCCCATGATCTCCTACCTGAGAGAGTCCCTTGATGCAACCAATCAAATGGACGATCCAGAATGGCAGAAGTATTTGGCCTACAAACCCACTAGCATACACTCATCCCAAGAAGAGATTCAACAATCCTTTGATGAGGTAACAAAACCACATTGGATCTGTTCCATGTGTCCTCGCAACCCTGTATGGTTCACGGCAACTAAACAGTTGGATGCGAAATTGAAAAAGAACATTGCTATGCATGATGAAGCAACCTATGACACCGTTTGATACTTACAAAGAGTATCTGGCGTACAAAAATCATTTCTCCAAGGAGAAGTATGATTACTTTAGGTATGCTGGTAAGTCTAGAGCAAGTCTTGACTCTTTCTACAAGAGGAAAGACAGATACTTTTTTGAGAAGACCTCAAGGAAGTATAAAGATGAGGACATCAGGAACTTCTTCCTTGCTAACTTCATCAGCACTGACAACCCATCAGGTATGTGGATCGGTAACATCATCCGTAGTGGTGAAGGTGTCTTCAAAGAATGGCAGCGCCGCCAACAAAGTTTGTTCTACAACTTCAAAGGTACGAACAAAAATATGATGGAGCAGTATGGTCTGCAAGTATTCCTTGAACCAAAGGATGGACACCCACCATTACTCAAAGAATATCTGGCAGGCAACCTCAGTATTGAAGAGGCAGTTATCTATGAACAACTGTTTGGATACTGCAAAGACTACGATAAAAAACTAGATGATCCTGTGTGGCATACCATCGGTATGAAAATTCGCAAGTACCTACCCTTCCTAAATATCGACAAGGAAAAATACAAACACCAGGTAATCACCGAACTAAATGACCAGTTTTTTTGAGAGTGAAAATGTAATGCGTGAGATGACCAACATCTACGAGTTACAGAAAGAATTGTACGGTGTTATCCAAAAGTTTCCCTACATGAGTCACGATGCGAAGTGGGAACACATCGAGACGTTGAAAGAATTGTTAGAAAAACAGCAGATTATGTGGACCAGAATGTCCTTGTCGGATGATCCTGAAGCGATTGAGATGAAAGAAAAACTCATGGAAGCGTCGAAGGATATGGGATTTGGCAACGCAGACATGGGTACCATCTTCCGCAACATGCATAATGTGTTAGTGCAAATGCAAACCCAACTAAGAAAATGATCCACCATGGATCTCCACTCAGAATATAGCGAGGAGTTTGAGAGTGATTGGTACGCCTCATTCGGGTTGTCCATCGAAGAAATTCGATTACTACATGATCACATCTGTTATGCGATAAAAACTTGGCCAGGATCACCTGCTCGTCCACCAGAGGAACAGGAGTTCTTGCAGTTTCTAAAAATAAAACTGTCTGCTATGTTGATGCAGCATTCTTTCGACATGCTTGACACATAAACCTGGAGGAGTTAGAATGCACTTGTATCATATGTGGTATCTGATGCCTAAAGGTTTCAACAAACTGTCAAATCTCAAACCAACTACTCTGACAAAAGCAGATTGTACACCACCTAAAACTGAAGGGATTTTGAACAACGCACATATCGCTCGCGACTCCAAGGGAAATGTTGTGAACCCACGTGAGCACCGAGCAATCGAAGATCGTAAGCGCATGAATGTGATTGCTTGCACTGGTCTGCTGTTTGTACTCTTCGGTCAGATCTACATGGGATATTCTTTCAACAACATGTCTCGGAGCATTGACCGCATGATCGACTCCTCCTTGACAGGATCTAAATAGGACGCTATACTATGTGTCCGGTGACAATCCAAACAATCCACCGAATCTAACAAATCTTATGTCTTTCGCAGACCTCAAGAAGCAATCCAAACTTGGTAGTTTGACTTCCAAACTGACCAAAGAGATTGAAAAAATGAATACCACCGGTTCCAACAACGCAGATGATCGCTTGTGGAAACTGGAGGTTGACAAAGCAGGCAACGGTTATGCTGTTATCCGTTTCCTTCCTGCTCCCGAAGGGGAAGAACTTCCTTGGGCAAAGGTGTGGTCTCACGCTTTCCAAGGTCCTGGAGGTTGGTACATTGAGAACTCTCTGACCACTCTGGGTAAGAAAGATCCTGTCTCTGAATACAATCGCCTGCTGTGGAACAGTGGCACTGATTCTGACAAGGATCTTGCACGTAAGCAGAAGCGTAAACTCAGTTACACTGCTAACATCTACGTTGTCAAGGACCCTGCTAATCCTCACAACGAAGGCAAAGTCTTCCTGTATAAGTTTGGCAAGAAGATCTTTGACAAACTGACTGCTGCTATGCAACCTGAGTTTGAGGATGAGGAAGCAATCGATCCCTTTGATTTCTGGGGTGGTGCCAACTTCAAACTGAAGGCAAAGAACGTTGCAGGTTATCGCAACTACGATTCCTCTGAGTTTGCTGCATCTTCTCCTCTTCTGGACGATGATGATGCACTGGAAGCACTGTGGAAGAAGCAGTATTCTCTGCAAGAGTTCACCAATCCAGACCAGTTCAAGTCTTATGATGAACTTGAGACTCGTCTCAACTCTGTGCTGAACAACTCACGTCCGAAGCGTGTTGATCCAGAGACCTTTGATGAGGAACAGGAGATCACCACGAAACCAGAATCTGAGTTGAAAGCAACAGTTGCTGCCGCTGCTAGTGCTCCTGCTTCTGAAGACGACAGTGATGATGCTCTGTCTTACTTCCAACGTCTTGCTGATGCATGATGCAGACATTCAGATTTTCTGAATTGATCGGAGTCTGGGAAGGGGATAAACTCCCCCTCCTGGACTCTTCTCTTAGTGAGATCTATAAGACTCGGGATGAGAAACCTGAATCTGATGGGTTTTCTAACGTTGATGGGTGGCAGAAACTTATGAATGGTCAAGACCAACTTCAGAACCTGAAGGTCTTGATCTACCAGAGAGCGTTAGAGTATTGCAATATGCATGAGAAAGTCAATGCACTAGAGTTTACCTCATTCTTTGCAAATATCAATGGTACTGGTGCATCAAACTGTATGCATCATCATACTTTTGGAGAGATTAGTGGAGTATTCTGGTTGAAAGCACCTAGAAAGTCGGGTGATTTGATCATCATGAACCCATATCCGCAGCAGCATTGGAATACGTCAGTCAGACCTAAGACTGATCGGAATGCTCTTGTTCTGACTCCCAAAGCAAACCATGGTGTGTTCTTCAACAGCAACCTGGTTCATTATGTGGACGTGAATAGATCGGACAGGGACAGGGTATCTGTAGCATGTCACCTTCGTATCCTGGACTAAAAACGACTTTTTATTTACCGAAAAGGGCAAAAAAAACTCCGGGCATTTTTTGCCCCTATAGATTTTTATGGCATACAAAAACATTGTTATCATCGAGAAGAATATTGATGTAAAACCGTTTTTGGATGAAATCGACCCAAAACACTGGGATTGGGTGGCAACGCAAACTCAAAGAAAGATCGGTGGCGACAAAAACCCATATGGGTTCTTACCCCTTGTTTGGGCACAAGTCAAGAGAGGTGAAGATCCTCATGATGCCATGGGACAAGCAAAAACCCCATTATACGACTTATATCCAAAAGTGCAAGAATTTTGGAAAAAGTACAATATTACTGAAACGGGCAGAGCAGCATTTTTCCGATTATTGCCCGGAGGCACTGTAGGAGAGCATATTGACCGAGGAGAGTATTATAAGAAAAAAGACAGATACCATTTGTCCCTACAGGGGACTTATTTGTATAAAGTCGGTGATGAGCAAATGTTAGTCCCACCGGGCACTTTTTTCTGGTTCCATAATAAATTACCCCACGCTGCAAAGAACGTAGGGCCTGTTGATAGATATTCTCTAGTTTGGGACGTTCCACATAGTCCCAACAATCCTCAACATTTATCGAGGACTAGCAATACGTAAATTATCGCCTTTCTTGAGTTTACGGTTGACAAATTGACTAGAATCAGTATATGTCAAAATTTCACGCATATCTTCTTTGATAACGCTGACATATTGTGGGAGAAGAGCAAAAATTTGACGTTTTTCATCATTTTTCTTCTCTTCATATTCTAAGTTCGACACAGACACACATCCAGTTTCTGTGTAGTTTAGACCTTTCTCAGAGTATGTAAAAGTATGGTTTGCATCACACTCTAAACCAGCAGTCTGAATTACGACATCTTTAGAGTTTCTACGCTCAATAGTTTCGTAGTGATGAATATTGTTTAGATTTTCTGGACCACCATACTTATTGTCAAGGTAGCGTTTGAAATCATACCCATTCATGGGCCATTCATCCCTGACGTTGATAATGTTGTTGGACAGGAGAACAATCCAATCGAGATCTGGAGAACCGTATAGAGTGTTTGCTACGTTGTCGGGACGATCATCTCCCTCAATCACAAATTTTTTGAATGCGGTGAGACTTCCAAAAATATCATCACGAATTTTACCTCGTTTGAAGATATTTGTTGTCTCAACGTAGTCAAAACTAGATGTCCTGTTGTCTGAGAATGAAGGTAGTAAAACCTTGGGGAAATTTGTAAAGTAAGGCATTAGAATCCGATGTCCTCCTCAGTGATGTCATTGTCACCCATAAGTGGACCTTTGATACCAGTTGATGTACTCCTTCTGGCATCTTGAGCACCAAACAGCTGCTTGGCGTCTGGTCCATCTCCAGTGTAATCTTCGCGGAATATAGGAGTCAACTCAGTAAACGACAAAATCATTTGAGATCTTACTGGTTGTGATCCTGCCTTAGAATCATGATATGATTGATAAACACCTTGATCAGTAAAGTTGATTGCACACTGCGTCAGTGCACATATTTTATGTATGGGAAGACCTCTAATTCTCTTGTCTCCATTGAAGTAAGAAACCCTGAAAACATCTGGAGATCCTAAGAAGAGAGCATCCTCAGAAGTACCACCTGGAGCAGCAGTGGTTGCTTGGGGCAACATACCTTCTCTAAAGAATCGTTGAATTTTGCGAGCAGCACTCGCATCACTTTCCGAGTTGGGGGCAAAATCAAACCGGAAAGCAAAATTTCTCAACTTAGGACCAGCAAACAGTAGTTCTAAATTGGGATTCAACGTTTGTCCAGTTTCTCTAGTGATAAATTGTGCTGGATCAACATTGATATTTACTTGAGAAAGAGCAAATTTAGCGATAGCAGCAGATAATGCAGTTTGGGC